CGCAGACGCGACCCTGTGTTAAGGTCGGCCATTTTTAGAGGTACAAAGCATGGATAACCCTGGTTTTTATGCAATATTGCCCGCCAGTGTTCGGTATGACACCCGGCTGAAAGCTGCGGAAAAGATTCTGTTTTGCGAGATTACGGCGCTTTCCGACCAGAACGGATACTGCCACGCCCAGAACGGATATTTTTCAAGGCTGTACCAGGTGGATGAGCGGACGATCCGCCGTTGGATTCATTCGCTGGAAAAACTCGGTTATATTCGCGTGGAATACGAGAAAGCCGGTGATGCCCAGCAGCGCCGCATTGTCCCCGGCGGGATGCCCGACAGGGATGGACACCAGATGTCCGCCCCGGACAAAATTGTCCGGCCCCCCCGGACAGAAATGTCCGGCCCCCCCGGACAAAATTGTCCGCCAGAACAATACAAGTATAACAATACAAGATATAACAATATACGCGGGCGCTCGAGAGAAGAAAAATCTCCCGAGGATGTGTTTGCAGAGTATGCCGAGGGGCACCCATCCCTCCTGAATACCCTGGGTGATTTTATTCGGCACCGGGAAGGGAAAAAGAAGCCGCTTTCCATTGAGGGGGCCGTGAGGGTATGCAGGCGGTTGGATGCCCTGGCAAAAGAGGCCGGTGTTTCCGATGTGGACGGCTACAAGGTGGCGGTGCTGGACCAGAGCATGGAACGCGGTTGGGATGGTCTTTTCCCGCTGAAATATGAGTTTGCGGACAAGCCTGTTGTACATTCATCGCCCGGCGGGGCCGCCCCGGCGCCGCGCCAGATCGGGCCGGATGATGATATCAGCCAGTATTTTTGAGGGGGAGGGTGTTTATGAGTGGACGGAAACCGCTGACGCTGGAAGAACTGCGGAAGATGGAAAAGCCTACTCCCGTATGGGCAGAGACAAAAAAGAAAACCATCGGAAACTGGGACGGGTATTGGTGCATCTGTCATAGGGGCCATATTATAACGCCTGGGCTTGTATCGATGTACGCTGAAAAGATGGAGGGCGTGGCTTTTTACGCCTACGAGCCGACCCGCATTGATCGTTCGGCGTGGGAGCCGTGCGAATACTGCAACGGCAAGAGAACCTTGTACCAGAAAACGCGCCACACAAGGCTGTATATGGACACCTTTGGAGTCGCATCAACACTTGTCACAGAGTGCTCTTGTTGCCCGCCGTATGTAAAGTGCTGCATGAAAGACATTCCTGCAAACTCTGCGTTTAAAATCAATTTTTGCCCAGAGTGTGGCCGCCCGCTGACCGATGCCGCATGGGAGATGCTGGAAAGGAGGCTGGCCGGTCGTGAAAACCAGTAAACACCGCCACGCCGGCGGAGCCTACCGCCGGTGCAAAACCATGATAGCGGCCCATGCAAAAGCGGGCAAGGACCGCAGCAAGGCCCGGAGAAAACAGCGGAAGAAGGGGAAGCGATAGAACATGGACAAGCAGACACCACAGCAGCGGCACCAGCTGGCTTTCCTGGGGGCGGCGCTGCTGGTCCCGGATGAGGCTAAAGTCAACGTGATGCGCATGAACCCAGCCATGTTTGATGAGGGCGCACTGCGGGAGATCTTCACGGCAATCTACCAGCTGTGTTTTGAGGGCAAGGGCATTGACCCGCTGACCGTGGCCAGCCGGGCCGGTGATCAGCACCGACAGTTGATCATGTACGCCGCCCAGACCTGCCCCAGTGTCAGCCATCTGGATGACTATGAGACACTGGTGGTGGAAGACTGGCGCCAGAGGCTGCTGCAAGAAGCCATTGCCGCCGCCCAGTTGAGCGGCGAAAGCAGCGACGTTTTGTGCAGCAGGCTGCGGGCAGCCCTCACAGTGCAGGACGCCATAGCGGCCCAGCAGCTGGACAGCAGCGCCCAGGAATTTGACGCCGTACTGGATCGCACCGTGGCGGCCCTGCAGGAACCCGACAACACTTTGAAAACCGGCTGGGCGCAGGTAGACCGATTTGGTCTTTTGGAACGCACCAATACGGTAGTGTTGGCCGGGCGGCCCGGATGCGGGAAGACTGATTTTGCCATCAACCTGGCGGCGCGGCTCTCGAAAAAATACCGGGTCTATTATTTGACCCTGGAAGAAACAGACGTAAAACTCATGAATCGCATTTTGAGTAAGGCGACCCGAATTGACGCTGGGCACCTGAGAGATAAGACGTTGACCAATGAGGAACACGGCGTTATCCAGCACGCCAAAAACGCTATGAAGCGCCACCACAACATGGTCCTGGAGGATGGGTCCAACATGACGGTGGACGGCATTCGGGCACGGATGTTGAAACACAAGCCGGATGTGGCCTTTATTGACCACATTGGCCTGATTGCTGGAACAGATCCCCGGGCCAAAGAGTATGACCGTATAAGCGACATCACCCGCCAGCTGAAGGTCATGGCCATGCAGCTGGGTATTGTGATTGTGGAGCTGTGCCAGCTCAACCGCCAGGTGGTACGGGGCGGGGGTGCCTATGCAACGCTGGCCGACCTGCGGGGCAGCGGCACCATTGAGCAGGATGCCAACGCAGTTGTTTTTGTGCGGAATCTCCCGGCGGAAACAATGGACGAGTTGCACGATACAGACAATTACCGCGAAAGTGGTATTTTGGTTGGCAAAAACAGAGAGGGCGGTCTGGGTGAGGTCCGCATGCAGTGGCGGCCCCAGTATCATGATTGGCTGCCGGACGGCGCAGTTTATCCCCAGGATGAGGGCGGCAACGCCGGGCCGGTATTCCCGGAAACTTAACAGGAGGTTACACATATGGACAAAATTGCAATTATCAACCTTAAGGGGGGCGTAGGGAAAAGCGTTACCACCATCAACCTGGCGGCAGAGTTTTCTGCCCGGGGCCTGGGTGTTTTGGTAGTGGACCTGGACAAGCAGGCCAACGTCACCAAGTTCTACAATGCACTGGACTACGACAAGCCCAGCACGGCGGATTTGCTGACCTGCACGGCAAACATTGGGGATGTGTTGACCATTACCGGGAACAAGGATTTGATGCTTCTCCCGGCAAACATGCGGCTGCTGCTGGCCAATAAGCAGGTGCTGATGGATTCTACCGAGCCGCAGCAGATCCGGCTGCGGGATGCAGTGGAACAGGTCAAAAATGTTTTTGATATCTGTCTGATGGACTGCCCGCCTGATCTGGACATGGGCAGCATCAACGCCTTGTGTGCTGCTGACTGGGTGATTATCCCGGTAGATTGTGACGAATGGGCCACCGACGGCCTGCGGGAAGTGCTGGACCAAATGGACAAGCTGCGCATGTACTACAATCCCCGGCTCAAGCTCATGGGCGTGCTGCTGACAAAGTATAACCGCACCAATGCCGAAAAGCAGGTGGTGAAAGATGTGTCGGAACTGGGCGTGCCTGTGATGGGAGCTATGATCCGGTACACCGTCAGGGTCAAAGAGGCCCGCAGCGCACACAAGGCACTGCGCGATTACGCCCCCGGTGGGACTGCTACCGAGGACTACGCAGATTTGGCCGATGAAGTTTTGGACGTTCTCGGTTTGGATGTGTCCAATGTGGACACGCAAAAGGATGGTTCGCAGTGATGTGGATAGTACAGGTTTTTGTGGGGGCTTTTCTGGCGGGCCTGGCCGTTGGTCTGATTGCCTGGGCGGCAAGTAAAATCAACTGCACCGCGCTGCGTGAGTTGCCGGACCGGCCTATTCCGATGGAGCATAAACACGGGGGTCACGGGGGTGAAGAATATGACCGATATTGAACGCCGCGCGTTGCTTGGTGACAAACAAGCACAGGAAGAATGTACTCTGGCAGGGATTGTTCTGCCGTGTCATGTGTGTGGACATAAAGCGCTGCCTAAGAACAACCGAATCCATGAACGCGGCCACAATGCACCGAGTTCGTGTGCGGATTACTACACTGTGTGGGCGGTGTATTGCAGTTATTGCAGAAACAAATCATTGGAATACACAACAGACTTCTATTTTTCGTTAAACACAGGAGAAATTTGCATTTCAGGAGATGACGGAAGAGAAAAGGCAATAAGAGACTGGAACTTACGCCCGGGCCTTCCGATTGGAAAATGCAAAGACTGTGCAAATTGGCGTGGAAAACCTGGAGATGAATACGCGCCATGCAAAGACTGTGACGGCGTAATGGAAGCTGACAATTTCTGCAGGAATTTTGAACCGAGGGAGGACAAGGAAAATGGCTAAAGGCTTTTCGATTGACGATGTACTGGGCAACCAGTCCAAAGTGACCCGCCCGGCGGGTACCAGGATGGACATTGTCATGTTGCCCATCGGGGACATTATGGAGAATCCCGAAAATGCCATTTATGAGATCGGGGACGTGGGCATGCTGCAGGCGGATATTGCAGAGCACGGGCTGCGCACACCGCTGGAAGTCACCCCGGCGGGTGGCAAATACATGCTGGTGGCCGGGCACCGGCGGCACACCGCTTGCCTGGGGCTGCATGAGGGTGGAGATGCCCGCTTCGACCGGCTGCCCTGCATTGTGGTCAACTACAACAGCCAGGACGAGGAACTGGTGGCGCTGATCACGTCCAACGCCACGGCCCGGGAGCTGACAGACGGCGAACGGCTGCGCCAGTATGAAGCGCTGAAAGGTGCATTGTCCAGGCTTAAGGCTGCGGGCAAGGTTTACGGCCGTGTGCGGGATGAGCTTTCCCGGCGGACAGGGGAGAGCACCGGCACCCTGGGGCGGCTCAATGCCATATCGGCCAGGTGCATTCCCGAGGTCAAAGAGATGCTGGCCCGGGGCGAGATTACAATGACACGGGCATACGAGTGCAGCAAGCTGTACAAGGTGCAGCAGGTCATGTATGCAAAAAACGGTTATTCCAGCATGCCGCGTTTTACGCCGGAACAAAAGGCCTGGATCATTGAGGCGCTTGTGCGGGGCGCGTTAAAAGACTATCTTTCTGGTCTGCGGTATTTTGGAAAAGACCAATGGAATTATACAACCGGCGAAATGGGCTTGCTTCCCGAACCTGTTACATGTTCAGACAATGAGTGGATGGTCAGAGTTGAACAAAAGCACGCTAATTATTTTGAGTGCTTTCTTCTTGACCCGGCGGATGCTAATGAGTATCTGGCAAAAGAGGTTGTTTACCTGGGAGATATGTTTAAGCTGGCCAAAAAGCTTTATCAACCGGAGGAAGAGAAAAAAACAGAAGCCAAAAAAGCCGCCACTAAAAAAAACAGCGAAAAGGCCATGAAAAAAGAAATTGAACACTGGACTGAAGCAGCCAAAGCAGAACTTAGTCGCTTTGATGAATGGAAAAAAGTTGGCCAGGCCAAAGAACTGGGGCTTGTTTTCCGGGAATATGTGTTTATTGACGGCGGCCGTATGGTAATAGCTGTTGATGAAGAAAGCCGAAAGCCAGTAAACGAACAAAATATTTTCCCATATGGAAGATATTTTATGGCGCGGTTTTCTTCCAGTGGCGAGCGCGTACATAGAATCACAGGGAAAATCACAGATGCAAAATACTGTGGGCTTTGGGACTGGATGAGCGACCTGGTTTCAAGAATTGCTGAAGATCTGCAGGCCCGTGCCCGGGCAGAAAGCGATTGAATATGACCTATGATGAAAAAATCCGATGGCTGCGCCGCTACCAGGAAAGCCTGCGCCGGGAAAAAGAGCTGGCCCAAGAAGTGGAGCGGCTGCACAGCGAGGCCTACAGGGTGACACCATTGCTTTCCGGCATGCCCGGCGGGGCATCTGATAGCCAGGCATTGCCCCGGGCCGTGGAAGGGATCGTCAAGGCAAAGCAGGAGTTGGAATGCCAAATCAACATGTGCGGCGCTATCCGGCGGGAGATTGTGGCGGCCATCGAACAGGTGACCGATGCCCGGGACCATGAAATCCTGCGACGTCGGTATTTGCTGGGCCAGAAGTGGGAAGAGATATCCGTAGAGATGCACTACGCTTATCAGCATGCGTGTGAACGGCACAAGCGGGCTGTCTGCAAAATGGTGATAGAATCTGATACTCGCCGATGATAAAATGGTACCATGGAAATCGGATAGAGGGCAGGTAGACGGTTTCCACGTCCATATGATGAACTCCTAGGGGTACAGGTCCAGCGCTTCACGTAAGCGTCGCCCCGTGTATGGATCTACCGCAGGCTGAAACGCCTGCATTTTTGCAAGCGTCGTATAACGGTTAATACATCAGCCTTCCACGCTGAGAGCGAGGGTTCGATTCCCTTCACTTGCTCCAACCCGCTGCGCCGCGCGCAGGCCCGGCGGTGACCCCGGCAGGCGGGAGATGGGCACCCACACATGACAAACAGCGTCGTCCGTGCGCTGCCGGGGTTCTAATTTTGAGAAAGGCGGTGGTCCAATGTTTTTCTATCCTGGATGGATTCTGTACATTGTGCCCCGCCTTTGGGGCTTTTGCAAGGTGCCTGTCCCCAGCGCCAGCATTGGCCACAAATATGTATCCCACCGGGTACAAGTAGGTGCGCCAGTGATGGGGAAAACGTTGATCCTTATAGCAGCGGCATGATTTGGCGAGCGCATGCCGCTGTTTTATATGCTGCTAATCCTGCACGAGGGAGAGGCGGCTTGATCAGGCAGGTGCCAAAGTCCGGGCGGTTCGAGTCCGCAAGATCACCGGCTGACAGACGGCAAAGACCTCATAAAGCAGTGACGGAATAGGTAGACGTTAATCAGAAACAAGAGAACTGTTTGGGGCTGGTAAGTAAATACCGTGCAGGCTGAACAGAGATGGGAGTGCGTGCGGGCCGGAGACGGTAGCGGACCATCTACCCACAGCAATAAAACGAGGCGTCCAGTCCACGCCTATCTTGTTTTATGTGAGGTGAATCAAATCCTCACCTGCTTTTTATGACAGGTTCGCAACCTTCCGTGGAAGTCGGACGTATGCGCATACGATAAATGCCTGGCGAAGTGGTGGAATAGACACCGGGCGGCGACGCAACGCAGCACTAAAGATTGCGGGTAACGGATTCCCCGGCCATGCTAGCGCATGGCTGCGAGGGGCCGTTTTTTATATGCCGCATAGCCACTCAATAGAGACGGGCAACGCAGGTGCAAGACCTGCATGCGGTGCCAATATGCGGACACAGCCCGGCGGGCGCGTGTCCAATGTGGACACAAAACAATGAGAGAGTTTGCAAAAGCATTTTACAAAAGCAAGGCATGGCAGCGATGCCGTGAAGGATATGTTGCCAGCGTCGGAGGCTTGTGTGAGGATTGTTTAGCTAAAGGTTTATACCAGCCTGGAGAAATTGTCCATCACATGGTTGAGCTCAACCCGGCCAACATCAATGACCCCGCTGTTGCATTGTCTTGGAAAAATCTACGGTTGTTGTGCCGGGATTGCCATGCTAAACGGCATGGGGCCCACAAGCGTTACCGCGTAGATGCGTCGGGGAGGGTGACGCCTCTGGATTAGCCCCCCAGGGGTCAAAAAAATGGGCGAGGCCGGGCGACCGGCGCCCCTAGATAGGAAATCCTCTCCCATGATGCATGAATTTTTTTGGAAAGGAGGCCTATATGGCATCTAAACCTAAAACTTATCAGGATTTGATGGAAGAAGCCAGGAAATATGGCGTGAATAACAACGCCCTGTTTGTTCAGGCCGCCGAACAGTATTCTATGCAGTTCGCCGTCATCCAGCAGATTAAAAAGACCTTGCAAAGAGATAAAAATCTCATCACCAGCAAAGAGTATGTCAAGGGCCGGGAAAACGTTTGCGCCCATCCGCTCATTCGGGAGCTGCCGAAACACGTTGACAGTGCCAACAAAACCCTGGGCGTTATGCTAGAAATCCTTACCAAACTGGGCAAGCCTCCGGCACCTGAAGGCAAACTGGCAGAGTTGATGAAAGATGATTAACTTCATTTTTGCGTACTATCAGGCAATTCTGGACGGTAGCGAAAATGTGGGCCGTTGGGTCCGCCTGATGTATGAATATGTAGTGAAAGGACTGCAAACGCAGTCCTTTTTCTTTGATCAAAAAAAGGCTAACAAAGCGATCCGCTTTATTGAGACGTTCTGCCACCATTGCGAGGGCCGGGACGACTTATTAAAGCTGGAACTTTGGCAAAAGGCTTTTGTTTCGGTGGTTTTTGGTGTTGTTGGTGCTGATGGTCTCCGGCAATTCCGCGAGGTCGTGCTAATCATCGCCAGAAAAAACGGAAAAAGCCTTTTTGCAGCCGCTATTATCGCTTACTGCATTTATCTGGATGGTGAGTACGGTGCGAAAGTCTACTGTGTGGCCCCGAAACTGGACCAGGCAGAAATTGTCTATTCCGCATTCTGGCAGACTATCCAGAAAGAGCCTGAACTTGCTGCCAAAATAAAACCCAGAAAATCCGATTATTACATTGCCGAGACCAACAGCAGTGTGAAGAAGATAGCGTTCAATGCCAAGAAATCCGACGGTTTTAACCCGCTGCTGACAGTGTGCGATGAGATTGCAAGCTGGCCCGGCCAGGCCGGACTAAAGCAATATGAAGTCATGAAATCGGCACTGGGCGCACGCAAACAGCCGCTGATCCTGTCCATCTCCACGTCCGGCTATGAGAACGAGGGTATCTATGATGAGCTGATTAAGCGCAGCACCCGCTTCTTGCTGGGTGATAGCCGGGAACGCCGTTTGGCTCCATTCCTCTACATGATCGATGACATCGACAAGTGGAACGACATAAACGAGCTGCGCAAGTCCAACCCCAATCTGGGTGTTTCCGTGTCGGTGGATTATCTGCTGGAAGAAATTGCAGTTGCAGAAGGAAGCCTTTCCAAAAAGGCAGAGTTCTTTACAAAGTATTGCAATATCAAGCAGAATTCAAGTCAGGCGTGGCTGTCTGGAGAGGTTGTCCAGCTTGCTTGCGGACCGCATATCAATCCGGAAGATTTCCGCAACTGTTATTGTGTTGGAGGAATCGACCTTAGCCGAACGACTGACTTGACCGCCTGCGTTGCTATCATCGAAAAGAAAGGGAAGCTATATGTGCTGGCTCATTTCTTTCTTCCTGGTGAAAAGTTGCAAGAAGCTACTGAGCGCGATGGGCTGCCTTATTCCGTGTACGTGCAGCGGGGGCTACTTACCCTGAGTGGTGAGAATTTTGTGGACTACCATGATTGCTTTAACTGGTTCCGCACCTTGGTCGAGAAATACAAAATATATCCGCTAAAAGTCGGTTATGACCGCTATACAGCTCAATACCTCGTGCAGGACATGAAACAGTATGGGTTCCACATGGATGATGTGTTCCAGGGATTTAATCTGACACCGGTGATTCAAGAGGCGGAAGGGCTGATGAAAGATGGATCCATAAACATTGGGGACAACGATTTGCTGAAAGTGCATCTGCTGAACACGGCACTGAAAGTGGAGACCGACAGCGGTCGCCGCAAGCCAGTGAAGTTGAGTGCGAGTGAACATATCGACGGATGCGCTGCATTTTTGGACGGTATGACGGTGCGACAAAAATGGTACGCCGAAATAGGCGCCCAGTTAAGAAACGCGGGGTGATGCAATGGGACTGTTTCAGTCCATCTTTGGAAAAATCAGATTGGGAAAACCTACGGCTGGTTTTTGGACTACGTTGGACGGCTATACTCCTACCTTTACCAGTTGGGGTGGTGAACTCTATGAAAGTGAAATCGTGCGTGCAGTTGTAAATGCTACTGCGACACATATAAGCAAACTGAGTGTGACAGTTCAGGGAAGTGCAAACCCAAAGCTGCAGACCAGACTTCGGCAGGGGCCAAATGAGTGGCAAACTTGGGGCCAGTTTTTGTATCGGTTGAGCACCATTTTGGATATGCAGAACACAGCTTTTATTGTCCCCGTGCTCAATGAATTTGGAGAAACCACAGGTATGTTTCCTGTGTTGCCGTCTGGATGCGAAGTTGTGCAGTATGGTGGAGCGCCATGGCTTCGATATACTTTCCGCACCGGCCAGAAGGCGGCAATTGAAATGTCGCGATGCGGTATCATGACAAAGTTTCAGTACAAAAGTGATATCTTCGGCGAAAACAACCGGGCATTGACTCCAACAATGGAACTGGTGAATTTGCAGAACCAGGGAATTTCAGAAGCAGTAAAAAATGGTGCCACTTTCCGCTTTGCTGCCAAAATGAATAACTTCTCCAGTGACGAAGATCTGGCAAAGGAACGCCAGCGCTTCAGTAAAGAAAACTTACAGGGAGAAGGCGGCGGTGTGCTGCTGTTCCCCAGCACCTATACCGATATCAAGCAGCTTGAAAGTAAGCCTTATGTAGTACCGACTGAAGAAATGCAACGCATTCGAACCAGCGTGTTTGACTATTTCGGTATGAATGAAGAGGTGCTGCAGAATAAGGCCTATGGAGATGCCTGGAGCGCATTTTATGAAGGCCGCATCGAGGCTTTCAGTGTACAGTTTTCTGACGTAGCCACAAAAATGCTTTTTACTGAGCGGGAGCGTGCCGCCGGTTCTCTTTTGATGGCGACGGCCAATCGATTGCAGTACATGAGCACAAATGAAAAAATCAACTACGCGAAAGAAATGGGCGATCGCGGTTTCGTCATGATTGATGAAATCCGTGAAGTATTTAATTTGCCGCCTCTTCCTGGTGAAATGGGAAAGAGGCTTCCCATCCGCGGAGAGTACTACTTGATTGGCACCGATGGTTCAGTTGTGAAGAAGGGAGAAGAAACGAAAAATGGAACCCAAGATCACTGATATGCAGCTGCGCCGTATGGAAGATGGCTGCGAATACAGAAGCATGACGATGGAAGCCAGGGCTGATGATACGGATAAAATCGTGGAAGGATATGCCACCCTGTTCAATCAGCCCTATGTGCTTTATGAAAATGAAGATTACAAGCTCATTGAAGTCGTGGACCGGCATGCCTTTGATGGCTGCGATATGTCGGACGTGATCATGCAGTACGACCATGAAGGCCGCGTGTTTGCCCGGAATAAAAACGGAACTCTTGAACTTCCCATCGATGATGTGGGGTTGAAAACGGTGGCAAAGCTGGGTGGAACAGATCTGGGAAACCAGATCTACCAGGAAATTAAGGGTGGGTATTCTACCAAGATGAGCTACCGTTACCGTGTGGCCGAGGAAAAGCGCGATACTGTGTATGACCGTGACAATGGTAAGACCGTTGTTACCCGCACGATTATGAAAATCAAGAAACTGTACGATGTCAGCGTTGTGTCTCTCCCGGCCAACGATATGACCTCGATCAGTGCCCGGAGATTCGCTGACGGAGTGATCAGAGAAATCAAGGCGGAGAGACTGGAACGGGCAAATACCGCAAGACGTATCAAAATCAAACTTTTGGAGGCATGAAATGCGTAAGAAAATTGAAGAAATGACCATTGATGAACTGCGTACCCGGGCAGATGAGATCCGTGCGGCGGTGAGTGAACCGGATGCGGATCTGGAAGCCTTGGAAAAAGAGGCCGATGAGATTCAGAAGCGTCTGCGTCAGAATGCGGACGAGCAGCGACGTCTGGCTATTGCCGGCAAAGTTGCCCACGGTGCCGGAGCTGCGTTGGAAGACCCCACCGGTAACAGCGCAGAAGCCCGCGCGGCTGCTTTCGTCCAGAATCGCCGTGAAACCATCGACTGCGAAGAGGCGCGTGCATTGCTTGTCAGTGGTGGCAAACTGGCAACTCCTACGGCCGTATCCGGTATCAATGACCGTGTTGGTGCCAAGGTATCCAGCATTGTGGATCTGGTGAAGGTCGTGAACTGCGAGGGCATGGGCAGCAACAAGGTGGCCTACGAAGATGTAGAAGCAGACGCGGCCGATGATCAGACCGAGGGCAGCTCCGCTACGACCAAGGAAGGAACATTCGGTTTTGTGGAGATCAAACCCACTTCTGTAGCGGTTCTGTCCCAGATCAGTAAGCAGGCCAAAAAACAGACTCCGCTGATTTACGAAGCAAAGGTGAGGGAACAGTCTTTGAACAGTCTGCGCAAACGCGCAGCGGCAGAAATCGCCAAAAAGATGCAGGCGAGTACCCTGGTTTCCACCATCGATGCCAATCTGGACAGCGGGAAAAAAGGCGTTGTGGATGCTACGACGCTGCGCAAGTTGGCCCTGGCCTATGGCGGTGATGAGAGCGTCGTTGGTGGCGCATATCTTTTTCTGAACAAGGCAGACCTCATCGCGTTCGGCGATGTGCGCGGAACCAACGAGAAAAAGGCTGTCTATGAAATTACCCCTGATACCGACAACCCGAATACCGGTATCATCAAAGATGGCGGCCTGAGCGTGCGTTATTGCCTGATGAAAGCTTTGACTGCCTGTGCCGGAACGGCGCAGACCAGTGCTGTGCAGAAAACGATGTTCTATGGTGTGCCTACCTGCTTTGAGCTGGATCTGTTCAGCGACTACGAAATCAGCGTAAGTTCTGATTTCGCCTTCGACAAGCGGATGGATACCATTCTGGGTGATGTGGACCTGGGCGGCGATGTGGTTGTGAAGGGCGGCTTTGTGGCCCTGAGCATTCCGGCCGGCGCCTAACCAAAGGTATGACCCATGGTGGATAGTGATCTGTTGAGTCGGGTAAAAACAGCACTGCGCAAAACAAGTTTATCCGAAGATCTGCAGCAAGAACTGCAAGACCTGATTGAGGCTGCATTGGCAGATCTGAAACGTGTGGGCGTGTCCAACTTGGACACACAGGATCCATTGATTCGCCGCGCGGTCATTACCTATTGCCGTGCTTACTTTTACCCGACAGAGGACTTCGACAAACTCAAAGCCTCCTATGATGAACAAAAAGCACAGCTTATGACGACTACAGGCTATACGGACTGGCCCGAGGATTGATCATTCTATGGTATGCCGCCAGGGCAAATTAACCCTGGCGGTAATTTTTTTACAGGAGGGAGCCATGTATTGGACTGAACAGATTGTTTTGATGCAGGACACCCCTGAAAAAGTACAGGGCGTTACGGTGCATAAATATACCCCGTTAAGTACAGTGTATGGGGAAAAGAAGGCCGTAAAGTGGAGTGAGTTTTTTGCCGCAGAGGCTGCCGGTACCACGTTGAGCGCGGTATTTTCTATTCATGCGGATGAGTACCACGGTGAAAAAGTTGTGCAATGGGAGGGTAACCTGTACAGTGTGCAGCGAGCCTATAAAACCGGCGATAAAGTGGAACTCTCTGTCAGTGATTTGCCACAGACAAAAGGAAGTCTGCCGTGAAAATGAATCTAATATGGAGCGAAGACGTTTCTGCTCAGCTGGCTAGGATATCGGATCTGGATACTATTGCCCCTGAGATGTTGACGTCAGCGGCACCCATTGCGACAGATGCGCTTAAACAGCGCGTTGGAGAGCACAAAAGTAACCGTGCGGATAAACACTTGGTGAACAGTATTAAGGCCGGAAAACCTAAAAAGCGTAAAAAGGGTGGCGGTTATGGCCTGGATGTGAGCTTCAGTGGTTACGATTCCGGGCATGGATCCAGCCCTGGTCACAAGGACAAAGTTGCGCAGATGCAAAAAGCGGTAGCGCTTGAATATGGAACGGCTACACAACCCGTACAACCGTTCCAGGACCGAGCGGCAAGTGATTGTCAGCGAGCTGTAAGTGCAGCTATGGAAGACGTCTTGCGTAAGAGAGGGAAGCTATGACAGGAATTGATGCGGCAATCGAAGCACTGGAGCATGTGTGCGAGAGTGTGTCTTTTGTGAAAAATGAAGAAGATCCACTTCCAGACAGCTATATTGTTCTGAGTGTACGGGATGACCGGCCGGAAGTTTATGCTGGGGACCGTGATGAGCAGCAGGGGCTCCAGGTGCGAGCAGCTTGGTACACGAAAGACCGTCCGCAGCGCTGTGCAAGGGAAATGCGTTGTGCTCTGCGAGATGTCGGTTTTGTGATTGGCGTGACAGAGTATGGATACGATAACGAAACTAAACACCATGTCGCATTTGTTGAGGCTGAGATAGACGATAATTGCGACTGGAATGAAAGCGAGGATGAATAATGGCATATATCGGATTGCCGTATTACGGCTATTGCCCTATTAAGATTACCACCAGTGATGATGGTTCTGAACAGGAAACTTTGGGCACCGGCAAAATCACCCGTGCTGTTATCAGCTATGCCGGAGAAAATGATAGTGAGAGCGGTGAGCTCTGGGCGGGTGATCGGCGTGAACAGCGGGACAACGGTTCCCCGACGGCCAAGTTGACCATTGACCGCAGCTACCTTAGCCTCGCTGATGAGGCTGAACTCGGCGGTCATAAATATGAAGAAGAGACAAAAACTCTGGAGCGTAAAGACACGGACACCCCCGCCACTGTGCGTGTGGCAGCGCTGGGAAAGATGAAAACTCCCGAGCGGAAACTGGTGTACCGTCTGATCGGTTACTACCGCGCAAGCTTCGACCCGGTCAGCGATACGCTGAACACCAGCAGTAAGGGAGTGAGCTATGGCACCACGAAGCTGACCGGCGCAGCAGAGTGCAACGCCAAAGGCGAGTTTATGAAAAAACAGGATTTCGATGACTACAATGCAGCGCTGACCGCTCTGAAAACATTCCTGAATATTCTGGAGGCATGATTGCTATGGTGGAAATCGTACTGCGCGGGAGAAAATATCCTGCGTTATTTGACCTGCAGAATGTGAAGGAACTGCAGGAACGGTATTCCGATTTGACGCAGGTGGCCGAAAAACTGAATGATCCCGAAGAGGCTGCATTCATTATCTGGTTGCTGATCCGAGAAGGGGTAGAGCTGGACAATGAAGAGCACCATCGTGAAAATGAGGCACCCAGCCTTGATATGGTGAAACGCCTTATTTCTTTTGCTGACCTTCAGGGAGGACTTGCCACCAGCGTAGAGGAAGCCTTCATGGAGTTTTACGGAAAAAACGGATCAGGCCGTCAGGCGTTGAAAGCAATGCGGACGATGTTGAGCGAATCTGGGTTGACGATGTCCCAGAGCGGCGTTTTGACGGCGACCGAGTAATCAACTTCCCTCGGCTTCAGTATATCGCTGTTGGCTTGTTGGGGTATTCCCGGCGCGAGGCACGGTTCCTGAATCTGAATGAATTGCTGGAACAGTTTACAGAGTACTGTGCCATGAACGGCATTCCACTGTCGGAGGAAAGGGGGCTTGCAGATGAGTTTGCCTAAAGCAGGCGTTAGTTTGGTAGTTGAAAATGACCAGCAGTTCAAAGCAGCGTTAAGTGAGGTGAATGCCGGTCTGAAGGTAAACAAGCAGCAGATGCAGCTTGTTACCGAGCAGACCAAAGAACTTGACGACCGTCAAGTTGCACTGAAACAGAGATATGATGCCGCTGCTCAGACCCTGCAGAGTTATAAAGACAAGGTTGCCGTACTGCAAGAGGCCTATGAGAACTCCGTTCGCCGTGAAGGAGAAGCCAGCAAGACCACCATGCAGTGGAGATCCAGCCTGATCAGTGCTCAGACTGAGGTGGAACGCCAAAAAAATCTGTTGAAAGATTTGCGTGAAGAGCAGGAAAACGTGAATAAGTCTACGGCCAGTCTTGCGGATGTGGTAAATGGCCTGGCTGATGCTTTTGGCGTAAATCTGCCGCCTAGCATGCAAAGTGCGGTAGACGGTTTGGAGAAATTTTCTGCAAGCGGTGCTGCTGCTGTAACTCTGGTTGGTGGGCTTGTGGCAGTTCTTGGGAACACGACAATATCCATGAGCCAAACAGCCGATGAATTGGTTACCCTTTCTTCACAGACAGGCCTGACCACAGATCAGCTGCAAGAGTTTGCCTATGCCAGCGAGTTTGTTGATGTCAGCACTGATACGTTGCAGGATAGCCTGAAGGAAATGACCAATAGCATGCAGGCGGCTCGTGAAGGAAGCGGCGATGCTGCTGCCGCGTTCAAGGAATTGGACGTACAGGTGACAGATAGTCGTGGAAACTTGCGAAATAACTACGAAGTATTTCTGGAGGTTATTGATGCACTGGGAAGCATGAAAAACGAAACCGAGCGGGACGCTTATGCGATGCAAATTCTGGGTGAATCCGCCACGCAATTGAATCCGCTGATTGAAGCCGGCGGTGAAAAGCTGAAAGAACTCGGTGAGCAGGCCCACAATGTTGGGTATGTAGTAGACAACGAAACGCTCCAGAGTTTTGTCGAACTGAATGATGCCATGCAGCAGTTGGACAAGCAAGGGGACGCCGTGCAAAGACGTTTTGCCGAAGCTTTACTACCAATTCTTACCGTCTTTGCAGATTTGCTTACTGCGATTCCGACACCTGTACTAACCGCAGTTATTGCAATTGCTGGAATAACAGCAGTTGTTGTATCTGTTTCAAAAGCCGTTAAAGATTTGGCAGGAACGATGGGAGTTGCGAGTGGTGTAGTTAATAAGGCATTTGGTCAATTGGACCTTCTTTATATTAAAATCTTGCTTATTGTTGCCGCAATTACAGCGCTCATTGCTGTGATTGCCGTACTGATTGGCAAGGGAAACGACGTCACGAACGCAATGAATAGTATCACATCGGCTACCACAGGGACCATGCAGGCGGCCAACAGCAATATGCCTCGTTACGCTACCGGAACTCGCAGTGCAAAAGGCGGCCTGGCTCTGGTGGGTGAAAACGGGCCGGAGTTGATCAACCTGCGTGGTGGAGAGCGAATTTATACCAATGGGCAAACCAGAAGGATGATGAGCGGAGAGACAATCAGTATCGGAACTATCGTCATTGATGCCAAAAACGTGAAAGAGTTCAACGACATCGTAGAGATTGCCAAGAATGAAGCGGTTACTATCCGGCAGGGGGTGAAGAAGAATTGAAGCATCATAGCTGGACGTCCACAGGCGCCTCAAATCCACAGATGTACCCTGGAAGTTCTGAATTTGCTTACAGGTCATTCTTCAATTTCAGCACAAGCGGATTTAGCTCCAGCAGATATGTATATCAGATTTTTGTTCATGCAAAATATGCGCGAATGTCTGATCGAATTAGGGCTTCGATTCATCCGGCGGCCGGTGGTGGCCAGTATTATCCCAATACATCAATGTCTGCGGAAAGCACCGATTGGAACCCAGAGATTACCAGTGTGGCAACAAACTGGTCTCAAGAAATGGTCCGTGCCGCTTTGTCGAACGGCATTTATATCAACTGTACAAATGGTACTGTAAACATAAAATATATGCCGATTTTGGCAGTTGATTCATACCAGGGGAAAATCACCCCGACAGGCAGCACATTTACCAGCGGATCTGTCGCTCGCTACATGAAGTATCGCCTGGAGTGGACAACCGATGCAGAGGATGAATTTGAGCGAAGTCATTCTACATGTCAGATCGTAATCACTGATCAGGACGGCAACAATGCAAAAACAGTGACGCTGGCCAACGGAGCTACTTCCTATGAACTGGACACCACGCAATGGTCCGATGGAACTGGCCTGCGCTGGAAGGTTCTGGTAGGAGCCTATGCATCCGGAACGGTAACGGAAAGCCCAACGTATACGCTTAGTTTGGTGGATCCAACTGCCAAAGTGGATGACCTGCGCCCGACCAGTAAAACGTATTTTGGTTTTGAATCCGTTTTCAGTTGGGCATTTACCGGAACGGTGGCAAGCGGGTCTATCAGTGGGGCACTGCAGCAAGGATCTGCGGTACTTCAATACCGAACTGATAACATGCCTGATCCAGAACAGTTTGCGAGTGTCAGTGATGGAACAACCCATGTTACTGTAAACTGTGGAGTGCTTCCGGTAGGGAGCTACCAATGGAGAGTTGTGGCCACCAGTAATGTGGGGACGGTACACACTTCAGGATGGGTGCAATGCACTAACGTTGAAGTGCCTATTTCGGTTAAAGGCGTAACGCCTGCCGAGGGGGCCCATGCTCCACGGGCAATCATTAACCGTTTCAGTTGGGCTTTCAGTGTTGACAGTGATGATGCGCCGGGTGATGTGGTGCAACGCAGTGCTGTGCTTCATTTCAAGACAGATAATGAGGATATCTGGCATGAAATGAGTGTGAGTGGTTCGCAGCAGTTTTGCGATGTCCCTGCTAACACGTTTTCCGAGGGATCTGAAACTCTTGATTGGTATGTGGAAGCGGTGGCGAACACCGGCTCTACAGCAACTAGCGATACTATTACAGTATCGACCAAGGACGCGCCCAGTACACCAGTGGCGATTAGTCCTGCTGGAGAATATCTGGATGATGCGGTGCAGGGAATTACCTTTACTTGGGCCCACGCAAACATAACCGGAACAGCGCAGTATGGATGGGAAATCAGTTATTCTGGAGACAGTGGGGCATCGTATAATGTGTTGGCTTCGGCCGATGACGATGCAAATAGTTATCAGGCGGAAGCTGGTGCGTTCCCATCCGGTGTTATCTACTGGCGTGTGCGAACTAAAAATACTGACGGGGAATTCGGTGAGTATTCGGGTGCCGCTATTTTTGCGATTCGCCGTGCTCCTGTGGCTCCAATTATATCCTACTATGATAACAAGCCACTGGCACTGATGCGTTGGCAGGCAAAGGAGCAAGACGGCTATGAAATAGCTGTGGATGGAGTAAGTCTTGGTGTTCGATATGGTACTGGAAAGGTATGGCAGTCTGATGCTGTATTGAGTGATGGAAAGCATACCTTGCAGGTGCGTATCTACAATGCCTATGGAGATGTATCTCCATGGAGTACGTGCGAAATCAACGTAAAAAATCTGTCTGGAAATCCAGTAAATCTGCATGCCGAAAGTCGTTGGGGTGAGGTAATGCTCCGATGGAATGGTAATACAGGTTACATTTTGCGTGATGGTTTTCTGATAGGAAAGGCCTCCGGCGGAGTATATACGGACCGTACTAGCTCAAAAGCATACCTTTATATAGTGCGTGTGTTTGATGAAGATGGATACTATACGGATAGTGCTCCTGTTATGGCCGCACCAAGTGTTCCTTATGCTGCCATAGGTCCATTACATGGGGATTGGTGGCTGGCGCTAAAATTTGCAACCAGTTACCAGAACTACAGTAAGACCATCAGTGTCGGCGGTAGCTTGCAGCAGTACTGGAGTAAAGAAAAGCCGGTGTGGCATGATTCCGGAAATCGAGTGGTCACGCATGCGATTGCTCATGCTTGTAAGAGTGCCAGCGAATTGTCTGCTTTGCGCAGTTTGGCAGGGCAGGAGATTGTTTATAAAGATCGGGATGGTCACCTGGCAATCGGAGTCTTTCAGGATATGCAGGAAAGTCGTGAGTTTGGCTGTACAGCGGTAACTTTGAACGTGACCGAAACACAGCAGGAGGTCGTCAAGTATGATACGATATGAATTTATCGCCATGCGTGGTGGAGCCCCTTATAAAGCGTTGCATGTTCCGAGCGATTGTACGCCGCAAATCCGATTTACAGGCAATGCAGAGGTCAAGAGCACAATCAGCTTGACGGTAGAGCCAGACGATACAGTAAACTGGTTGACCGATATGTTGAGTGTGGTGCGCGTGAATAATGCCGAGCGTATACCGCTCGGCCTTTTTAATATCACGACATCACCGGTAATTACTGACGACTACGGCCACTCCACACAGGATTTGACTGGATACGATCAGGGATATGCGTTGCGAAATTTGAGCTCTCTGGAAAAAAGCCTGACGATTCGGGCCGGAACAAAGTACACAACGGCTATCCGTGAGCAACTACTGGCGGCTGGAATTAGAGTGGTCAGCATTATCGAGAACGATGAAGTGTTGATGACAGATCATGCGTGGGAGACTGGAACGACTCGTTATACGGTGGTATCTGATCTACTGGCCGAAATAAATTACCGCGATATCTACTTTGATGGAAATGGTATAGCTATTGCCGAGCCATGGCAACCTGCATCGATTCATAGCAAAACACATCGGTATGGCAATGAGGAAACAACGCTACTGAACATTCCGATGAGTGTTCAGGCAGATACTTTTGATGCTGCTAACGTGTTTGTGGATATCGTGTCCAGTGCAGACCTGGACCAGGAACTTCGTGCTGTTGCAGAAAATGTAAACCCAACAAGCCCGCTGAGTCTGATGCGCCGTGGTCGCCGGATTGTCAGTGTACAAACGGTGGATGGTATAGCATCCCAGGAGGCGTTAGAGACACACGTCAAAAACCGCATGCTGTTGAGTATGATGGGAGCTGCAAGCTATGCCTTCACGTCCTGTGGGGACATGGAGCGTCCACATGGCTTGAATGACAGTATTTTGATGATGCGCGACGGGATCGGTTTGCTGGAGGAACAGGACTGGACGTTGAACTGTATTCCGGGTGGTCAAATGACGCATACGGCAAAGAAGGTGTATTACAGTGTTGATTAAGACTTATCAAGAGAAAAAATCGCTGGAGAGTACAGTCAAGAGTGGGAGTATTGCTACGGTTGCATCTGTTCATAGTGATGGTATCGCTTTGATACTGCCGGGTGATACTGCTGCTTCCGACAAGCATTACCCCTATAATGCGTCGGCTACTTTCGAACCTGGCCAGCGTGTTCATATTGCCAGGGAATCCGGAACAATCATCGTAGAATATCCAATCGGCGGAATGAAAAGCGCTCTGAAAGAGGAGAAGTATAATGAGTAAAGTTATGATCTATTCGCCTCCGTCAACCGCTCAGATCAAGCGCTGTTCTGTTGACTTTGACCTTCGCAGAGAACCTCCCAAGATTTATCTTGTACAGTACGACAAAACACTTCCTGTCGTTGAAGTGGCCTTAAATAAAGGCGGTACGGCTTATCAGCTGCCCGAGGATGCCGAAGTCAATATCCGGATGGGAAAACGCAATAAACTTGCTGTGTATAATCCTGTTCTGGGGTGTAATGAGGATCGCGATAGAGTTTATGTAGAAATCACAACGCAAATGACAACGCAAGATGGCGTGTTTGATCCAATCTTGGAATTACTGGTTGGCGGTGGAATTGCGGGAACATCTCCTATTCAATTTATCGTTCAACGCAATCCTGTTCAAGATGATGCGGTTGAAGATGAGACCGAGCGAAAGACAATCGCAGAGTATGCCAGACAGGCCAGTGAAAGCGCATCAGCCGCCGCCAAAAGCGCCGAAGATGCAGGAGAAAGCGTTCGGGTTGTTCAGGAAAACGAAGAGTCAATAAAATTTATTCAAGATAATATTAGTGACATCAATGCGGTTGCGCAAAACGGCTCGAATATTTCAGCTGTCGGTGGAAGTATTGACAGTGTAAACACGGTGGCTGAAAACTTAACGTCCATCCAGGAAGCTGTAGATAATATCGAAGATATCCGGCAAGCGCCGCAGAAAGCTGCAGAAGCTGCTGACAGTGCCACGCTATCACAAAGCTGGGCAATAGGCGGAACAGGTGCCCGTGAAGGGGAGGATACGGACAATGCGAAGTATTGGTGTGCTGAAGCCCAAAAAGTTGCCCAGGGAGCCCTGGGCTGGTACGAAAGTGAATCTGCGTTGAAAAGTGCGCATCCGATTGGGCAGGATGGACAGTGGGCGCTCGTCGGAGAAACTGATACGATTTGGACATGGGATAGCGATACAAGCAGCTGGGTCAATACAGCTGCAAAAATCGACCTATCTAACTACTACACAAAGAATCAGTCAAATGCGCGGTTTGAGATGCCGGTGGGATATATTTTCGAGTGGGCACCAGTGTCCGGACAAAGTGTTGATTTGAGCACGCCGGAAAAAGTGGCACAGTATTTCGGGTACGGGACCTGGGCTGAATATGCACCCGGCAAGGTTCTGGCCGGTGTCAACGATTCTCACAGAATTGGCACCTCCGTCGGTGCCGAGACCCATGCCATCACCACAGCGGAAATGCCGGCTCACGAGCATGGTATACGCGGTTGGTCTATTTCGCAGCTGGGGTCAGCAACCACCCAATTTACGGCGACTTATCCGTATACACAATATGATAACTTTCCGGGAACTACAAAACCTGTCGGAGGAGGACAAGCCATGAGCCTCATGCAACCGACACAGTATGTGTACAGATGGCAGAGGATTAAGTGAAATAGAAGGAGTGTAAATGATGTTTTTTGCAATCGACGT